ACATCGTTGATACGGTCGAAAAGATCGGCATGAAGGTGTGGGTCTTCCGTGACCGTGATGCCTTCATCATCGCCGATAAGACAGCAGTCTCGCACTTCTCGCAATAGGCCCCGCGCCTCCCGTAGCTGGGCCTCGGCGGCGTCGGCTCGGGCGTTCGCATCCTTGGTCTTCTGCACATGAAGCCGGGCCTTGTCAGACCAGAAACGCCACAGGCTGCCGGCCTCGGAATAACCAGCCTCGATTTCCTGTGCATCGATCGCGGCTTCAAGTTCTGCCACGCGGCCGGCGCAGGAGAAATCGCAGTCGGCCACCGCAAAATCCCGCTCTGCATCCTTTTCGTGATCGTGCGCCGTCATCAGCCAACCCGGTTCGGGGTGCCAGTCGGTCGAACCCCACCAGATGCGCTTGGGCGTCGCGGTGCGAACGGCAGTCTCGCCGCGCCAGTTCGTGTATCGGAACGTCAGTGCTTTCGCGTAGTCCATCTCCACCTCCTTCGGTGTATCGGTCATGTCGGGCACTCGGATCACGTCGTCTTCCACGAACGCGCGGAATAGGGGATCATCATCTGGCCGGGGTGTATCGGTCATGGTCGCCACCCGTGCAGCCAAGCTGTGATAAGGGCGATGGTGGCAACCGTGACAACCATCGCGGCGATGAGCGCGACCCACAGCCACGGCGGCGCCGGTTCGTATTGGCACCCATCGGTATCGAGGCGGCAGTCCGGGTTTGAGCATGTGCCGTCAGCCTCGAACCAGTAGGGGCACAGTCGCGTCTCTCGGTCGATCATGTGCGTGTCTCCGAAAAGGCGGGGGACAGCGGGACGTGAGCCGTCCCCCGCAATGGTCCGCCAGCCAGGGAGGAACGAAACCGGCGGAATGGGGTGGGGTGGGTCATGGCGTCAGCGTCCCGAAATGGGCGTAGACGAGCCATTGTGTTCGACGGATCGCGTCATAGAGTTCGCGGTCCTCGATCTTGTCTTCGTGCCGGTGGCAGCCGTCGCATCCATGGTATCCCCAGAAGTCATGAGGCTTTTGGCCCATGCCAGCGGTCGCGCGGCGGCGGGAGTGGCAGAGGACGGCGGGGCCGTTCGTGCACCATTCGCTGCGCATCTGGCAGTCCCGCCCACGGGCAAAGGCGCGAAGGGTTTCGGAAACGAACATCACTTCCTTGGTCGGGTTGAACTCGGTGCGCTTCGGCTTGTTGCTCTTGGCGCGGGGCTTGGCGGTGCGGGCCAGTTGCGACGTGCCGGAGGCGAGGGGCGTCTTGCGGGTCAGCATTGCGCACCCCCGTGCACCCGGACGACTTTCATCACGTCGCCGCGCCGGACCTTGCCGCGGAACTGGAACTTCTTTCGGGAGGGCCAGTAATCCAACCGCTGGCCGTTCACGTCGCGGGACCAGTGAAATTCGGTGTGCTTCGTCCAGCCGCCGTCGTCGGCGCTCTCGGCATCTGCCTTGAAGCGGGCACGGTCGGCGTCAAACTTCTCTTTGCTGTGTTCCTTGAGGGCATCCCATATCGGGTCACGGTTGTTCATGCCGCCGCCCTCCGCAGGTCTTCCGGGGCCACGCCGATCTGCGCTGCGATCCATTCCAAAATGGCGGTCTTCGATGCCTGAAATTGCTCGGCGCCCATTGCACGGTAGGATTGGCTCAGGGGCGTCCAGACGGTCACGACGGGGCCGGTGACGCGGCCAAGGGCGTATCCCTCTGCCTTCGCCTCGGCGGCTACCAGCGCGGCCTTCACGCGGCCGGCTGCCGCCTTGCTCCCGCAGTCGATAACTGTGGTGGTCGAATAGCCTGTGGCGATCAGGGCGTGCTTGCGCAAGGTCTCAGGCGTCTCGGACCACGGCATCATTGCAAGATGCTCAGGCAGGTTTGCCCATGCGTCCTTCACCCATGCAAACTGGTGCTTGTGCGTGGCTGGGCTGCGCATCCGTTCGATGGACACGATGACCGCCTCGCCTTCGTCAAGATCGGGCGACTGGTTCGTCAGCAGGCGCAGAACGCCGTCCTGCCAGCGGGCGCGATATTCGGTCATGCTGCGACCTCCTTCCTCAAGGTATCGGCAATCTGTTTTGCGGCTTCCCGCACGGTCTCGTCTCACTTGGCGTCGATGCCGAGGGTTCCCCACGCTTGGCGCAGGGCTTCCTCGCTTGTGGAGCGGGCCAGCCGTAGGATTACGAAGGCGCGGCCCGCCGGGGTCATGCGGCTTCCTTCGTCCGAAGCTTGGCGATCACGGCATCCACGTCGGCCAAGAAGGCTTCGACAGCGGCGGCGATCTCCGCTTGCAGCTTGGCATCCGCTTCTACGCGCTGGATGCTGACCTGAAGGTCGTCGGGAAGGTCAGGGTTAAAGCTGACAAAATCGCACCAGCCGCGCCCCGTGCAGGCCATCTGCCATTGCATCTGCAAAACGTAGCCGCGTTTGATGTCGCCCCCGGTCAGCACCCGAATGTGTTCGGTCGGCTGCGGACACTTGATCTCGACCAGACCGTCATCCCCAACCAGCCCGTCAGGTGATGCTCCGCTCATGGCGATGGATGGGTGCGGGATGAAGCCCGTTTCCTCGACCATCAATCCGGTCTGCATCGTGTAGACCGCGCGCGCCTGGGGTTCGGTATCGGTGCCGTGCTGCATCGCCGCGCTGACGTGCATCTCGGTCGGACGCCCCGTCAGGCGTTCGCAGACCAGCTGGGACCGATAGTTCTGATAACCGGCAGTGGTCGCCTTCATCATCACGTCTCCGATCCGGGACGCGGTGACGCGGCCAAGGCGTTCTTCCAGCCATTCCTGTGTGCCCTGTTCAGCCATTGGCTTCCTCCCGGCGCTTGATGTTGATTTCAAGGTTATTCTTGACCTTGGCGAAGGACGCGGCGGGAAGATCGGTGAGGTCCGTGATGCGTTCGGCTTTACAGACGACCTCTGCGGGCAAGCCCGCCCGTTCGATCATGTCGCGAAGTTCCCGGTATTGGCTTTCGGTGATGGTTTCGCCCCGGCCGGCTGCCTGGCCGTCGTCGTCGGTGTCATCGCCAAGAGATAAGCCAAGAATTGCCTGCGCCGTGTAACGCTGGCCGTAGGTCTGGGTAGAGCCGACAGCTTGCACCGCGTTCTTGCTGCCGCTGTTGTCGGCGGGAAGGTCAATGCTTGTGCTTTCGCTGTGCCCGTCTTTGTGCATCAGCTTGGCAGTGACGACGATCTTGTTCCCGCTGGTGTCGATGGCGAAAGTCAAAGCCAAACCGTTTTCCGACAGGATCGGACGGGTGTGGCTGATGATATCCTTGAGTGTGGCATACGGCTTATTGTTGTGGCCCTTGCCGTTCAGGGGGATCGTCGGGAACTGCGCCGATGCGCAAGCAAAGGCGGACGCAAATGCAGCCTTTGCCTGCGCAGTTTCGTGACGCTCCTTCATGTCGAGCATCTTCTCGAGCTTCGCGAGGTCCGACTGCGGATCCATGGCGATGCGTTCGATCATCGATATCATTGGGTCGTGGGGAGCGATGTTCTCTGTGGGCATCTGCTCTACGCGTGTTGCGAGTTCAGCGTTCATGCGGGTTGTCCTCCAAAGTTGGTTTTGGCGTACTCGCCGTGGCGCTCGATGGCGGCGGCGTCATAGGCTCGCGCGGCCTCGATCTCGGTGGGGAAGCTGCCGATGTACCGGCTTTGGCTTGGCGCACCGCTGCATTGGGCGATCCACTTGTGGTAGCGAGGTTCGTAGCTGACCCCGCAATACTTGCTGCGCCCGCCTCGGCTGGCTGCGTTGTGGCCGTTCTGGGCTCGTGTAGCTTCGCGGAGATTGGCGATGCGGTTGTCAGAAGGATCGCCGTTCGCGTGGTCGACGAGGCGGGGCCAGTAGCCATGGTGGATAGCAAAGGCGACCCTGTGTGCTTGGACGCGCCGCCCCATCAGTTTCCCGAACCTACGACCAGTTTTGTCGGAAGCGGTGAACGCCTCGGTGTCCGCGTCTCGGGCGTTCCACATCTTCGCGGCGACTTCGCGAGGACGCTTGGCGCTGTCCGCGAACATGCTGGCCGGACGAGGCCGCCAGAAGAGCTTTCCGGTCCCGGGATCATACCGCAGCAACTCGCGCAGGACGGAGATGGCGGGCAGGTGGCGTTCCTGTTCTTCGATCTTGGTGACTGCGGTCATCGTGCATACTCCATCATGGCCCCGGCATCGGAGCCGTAGGCGTGGACAAGGGCGGCGTCGTGGGATGCGCTGGCGAGGGCGTGGGCGATCATGCCGCCGATAAAGGCCAGCATGAGGGCAGCCACGATGCCGAGAAACGACAGCCAGGGCAGGGCGAAGGCATCACGGTCGGGCAGGGCCTCAAAACAGTGGGCGGACCGGCCGGGGTCGGTGGGGCGGGTCATGTGTCACCGCCCACGGTAATAGTCCCAAGGAGCGTGTGGCCCTGAAACTGCTCGGACAGCTTGATGTCCAAGAGCCGCAGCGCCTGCTGGGCTTTCGCCACGCTCTCGATGGTGACAGTCTCGGCCTTGGGGTCGCTGCCTGTGGCTTGCAGCGCGGCCTCTAAGATCGGCATCAGGTCCATGCTATGCCACCTCACGCGCATGTGCCACCGTGGAGCCTTCCTCAGCCATCTGGCGGGCGAGGGCGGTTGCAGGGGGCAGGGCTGCGTCGAAGACGGCCGGCGCGTCGGTCTTCGCGTCTTCCAGCGCGCGCATCACGTCGGTCAGGGTGGCTTCGGGGTTGGCCTCGATGAACGCCGAGACGGTGGCGTTGACGGCTTGGTTCAGTTCGGTCTGCATGGTCAGTCTTCTTTCGCCTTGTCCTAGGTGGGTTCAGGTGGGGGAGAGGCAGAAAGCCACGCGCTCGCAGAAAGCCGCCAAGGTGGCCTTCTGCTCGTCATCCAAGCCTTGGGCGCAATCCATGAAATCGTCGAAATTCACGGTCCCCGGCTGAATGTCGGCGGCCATCTCGGCGAGGACGTGCGGGGTATTCTCGATACCATCGACCAATTGCTCAGCGACAGCGTCCCGCAGGACAGAGATATGGAAGTGGTAATCGCTCATAGTCAGGCTCCTTTCGCCTTGCGTTCCTCGCGCTCGTTCAGGCATCTGGCCCAAGGCGCGCCGTGGTGATCGAAGCCCCGACCGGCGCAGTTTTCCCCTGTGTGCTGCCGGTCGGGGGTGCCCGCTTCGCCGGGGAGGATCGGCGCGCGGGTGTTCATGTGCCGCTGGGCGGCGCGGGTGATCAGTGAGCCGATCTCGGCGGGAGGGGTCGCCATAGCGTCAGCCCTCCCCGCGTTCGGAGGCGAGGGTGGCTATCTTGTTTAGCGTGGTCTCCGCTTTCTTCGCCCGTTCGCACCAGCGATGAAGCGTGCCGGATTGGCACGGAATGCAGACCCACACAGGACCCGTCTCCAGAAGTGTGAAGGGTTTTCCGGCGTCGGGGTGCGGGTTCTTGGACATCGCCAATCCGCAGAAGCATTCTGGGGCTTTGTCGGTCATCCGCACGCCTCCACGGCTTGCCGCTCCAGCGCCTCGATCTGCCCTTCCGTGAACACGTCCTCGGGCTTGACGTAGGCGCGTTCTATGCGGACAGACGACAGGTAGCAGTGCCAGTCGTGGTCGTTCGTGTAGAGGCCAGGGCGATCAAGAACGCGCTGGAAAATGCACTCGACGTCCATGTCGCCGCAGTCCTCGTAGGGGATGCGGAGAACCTCGTCCGGGTGGATGGTGGGGGCCTGCATGTTCATGGCGTGGCTCCTTTCTGTGACGGCATGGGGCAACCGCCCGCGCGGGGCGGCTGGAAATGGCGTCAGGCGGGGTTAGGGATTTCGACGGGCTTACCGTCTTTGAGCGAATACCAAGTGAGGGGCTTGATCCCGTCGCGGCCAGCTATTCCGGCCCAGGCGTGCAGGATGTTGTCGTCGTCATCACGCTCGCAAAGGAATAGGGCGCAGCCTTCCGCCCCCATCGCCTGGCCTTTCCACCCCGAGGACATGGCCGCGCCGCTGTCGCCCGTCGCACTGGCCGCGCCGCTGGTGCCCGTCGCACTGGCCGCGCCGCTGGTGCCCGTCGCACTGGCCGCGCCGCTGGTGCCCGTCGCACTGGCCGCGCCGCTGTAGCCCGTCGCACTGGCCGCGCCGCTGGTGCCCGTCGCACTGGCCGCGCCGCTGGTGCCCGTCGCACTGGCCGCGCCGCTGTCGCCCGTCGCACTGGCCGCGCCTCTGTAGCCCGTCGCACTGGCCGCGCCGCTGGTGCCCGTCGCACTGGCCGCGCCTCTGTAGCCCGTCGCACTGGCCGCGCCGCTGGTGCCCGTCGCACTGGCCGCGCCGCTGTCGCCCGTCGCACTGGCCGCGCCGCTGTCGCCCGTCGCACTGGCCGCGCCGCTGGTGCCGGTTGCCTTCGCAGCTTCACGGTCATTGGTGGCGGTGGACTTCTTGAGCCACTTTGCCGCGTCGAATACCGTCTTGACCGCCGCCTCAATCATTTCGTGGAGCGTCAACTCGACCTTGACCGTGATCTCCGCGCCGCAGACCTTGGTGTCACCGTCGTGCGCATCCGTCGTCTCGGGGTACTCCACCAAGGCAAAGCGCGATCCGGCAGCGGGGTAGTAATTTAAACAGTCGAGCGGATGCAGGCAGGCGTGGAAGCCCGATCCGCAGATTTCGACCTCGCCCTCGTGCTTGAAGGTTTCGCCCACGGCATACTGATAGCCGCGACACGTCCAGTCGCTGTTGAATGCCTTGTAGGCGATGACGGTCATGTTCTCTCTCCTATGTCTGGCCCTATGGGCCGGGGGTGGGGGTCAGGTGGCTTCGGCGTCGGCCAGCCGCTTCATGTCTGCGAGGGCATCGGAATTGCTGGCGTAGAAGTTCGGCACACGCTCAAGCTTCGGGTCGCTCTTTGCGTAGATCAGAGCAGCGGCGGCGGAGGTGCCCATAAGCGCGTCCATGACCCGGCCAGCATCCCCCGCAAGGTGTGTCACCCAGCCAGCGCGGCAGTGCGTCGTTCCGCAAAAGCCGTTGGTGTGCCAGTTTCCCATGTCGAGTGCGCCGTCCTGAGACGCGGCGGCGTATACGGCGGTGTGAATGTTTGGGATAACGGGTATCCAGTCGGCACCGCGCAGGACGGCACCGCTCAGGACGGCACCGCGCAGGACGGCACCGCTCAGGTCGGCATCGCGCAGGACGGCACCGCTCAGGTCGGCACCGCGCAGGACGGCACCGCGCAGGTCGGCACCGCGCAGGTCGGCACCGCTCAGGTCGGCACCGCTCAGGTCGGCACCGCGCAGGTCGGCACCTGTCCGTCGCGCCCATTTGACAGCAAGGCCGATCTTCACGCGCCGCGGCGTGTCGTATGTAGCGTCGATCTCAGCCGTGAACTGCACGGCCCCCGTCCATCTGTTGCGGATCTCGAATTGCATAGTCTCTCCCTTCGTGGTGGCGTGTGGGTGTCAGGCGGCGCGGGCCAATTCGGCGTGCAGGGCATCGACGCGGGCCAAGCCAGCGGTGCCCATGCGGTCGGCGCTCTCGATCACGGCGATCTGGTCGCGGATTTCAGCGGCGGTGCGGGTGGCGGGCTGACGCGCGGCGCGGCTGGCCTCCATCATCTTCACTGTGGCCCATGCCTTGCGCAGCGCGGCGGCGAACACGGCCCGCTTCTCAGCCGCCGTGGTGGCGCGCTGGCGCCCGTAGGAGGGTCCGGGGGTCCAGTCCTGAACCAGACGATACTCGCGCTGCATGGTGCCCCGGATCATGCCCCAGGCCATCTGCATCACGTCGCGGCGGGTGGTGTTCTGCGTGGTCATCGTCGGGGTCCTCCGGGTTGCCGGTTATGCGATAACCAGCGCCTTCCGGTGAAACTACTGGCCCCGCTTGATCGTGAGTGCGGTAGTCAGCGCGTTGCCGTGGTGGCTGGTATGGTGAGAAGGTAATGACCAGTTTGGTCATCGTCAAGACAAAAGATGACCTCTATGGTCACTTCCATAGTGAGTCAAAAATATATCTAGCCAAGCGCGTGCCGCCGGTTCACTTTGTGTTCTTGGGCTCGCGGGGGAGGAGATTCGGCTTTGGGATATTGGATGGAAGGCAGCCGCCTATATATGCTCGCAGCGCGTGCGCTTGAGACCGGCGAAAGCTTGGACGATATCTACTTCGACGATTCCGTCAAAGACGCTTCAACTGCGCGCATCTTCTGCGCCAAGTCGAGCGGCAAACTGTCCCACCTGCCAAGTATCAGGAAATCGAGCGTTACGCCGAACCTATCTACCAGCAGAACGGCGGCCGCTTCAGTAATCGGGCGTTTGCCACCCTCCCAGCGAGACCAATAAGTTCGCTCGAGACCCAGCAAGTCGGATATTTCTGCGGGGCGCAAGCCTAGTGCTTCACGGAGCAACATCATCCGGTAGCCTATGCGCTCGGGGCGCATTTCGCTGGATAGGCGTGTTGGAATCATCTGGTTTACGCTTGCTGGCATAGCCGGACGATGCGCCGTGACCGTATTGGTCGCAATCACCGTTCTGGCCCCTTGCGCCGATGACCGTTTTGGTCATAGTATGCCGCATGGTCGAGCAAATCATCACAGCGAAGGCGATACTTGATCGCTGGCCGGATCGTCAGGCGGTAGCCGACGACGCCGGTGTCGAACCCATCGCGGTTTACCGATGGGAGAAGCGCAACCGCATCCCCGGTCATCACGACCGCGCCCTTATCGCTGGCGCTCGACGTCGCCGCATCCGGCTGTCGCTGTCGGAACTTGCCGAGCATCGCTCCAAGGCAAGGAGCGCCGCCTGATGCCCACACAATATCCGACAATTTCCGCCAAGCCGTCTGTTCCATGCCCCCAACATGGGGCGGAACGCCGCAGCCCGCAAAACAAAGAGGTTGTTCATGTCTAACCGCCGTTCAAAGTTGAGCGCCCTCATGCGCGGCATGATTGAGCGCACCTATCCCGGCAAACACGGCCTAGCTGCCGCCGAGATGGAGTCGTGGATCGCAGGCCACGAGGTGGAACTTGAGCAAGCCGACAAGGGCGCGTTCAGCCGCAAATTCCACGGGTCGCGTGACTGGTCCTATCTCGACGTCATGGCGATGCAAACGCTGGCCGGGTCCAGCCGCATCAACGACGCCTTTACCGATGATGTGCAGGCCAGTCCGGCGTCTACCCTTAGCACGCTACAGCACGCCTCGCACCTGCTGAAGGAAAGCGGGGAAGCGGTCAACGCGCTGATGACGCTGGAAAGCGGCGACGGAGACATCTCCAAAACTCGCGCCGAACTTATCGAGGCCCGCGAGGCGATCAATCTCGCCCTCGCCAGTTTGGAAGCCAAGGCAGCGGAACCGCAGTCCCCCGCCACCGACTTGCGGAGGGCCGGATGATGGATGACCTCGACGCCCGCCTCAGCGCCGTTGGCGATGGCTTTCTCTGGGCCGTCCATGTGATAGGGCCCGACGATCTGCACCCGGCTGTCAGCTATATCGAAGCGGTCACGGCCGCCCGCGAGCACAACGCATTCTTCGTCCCTCTGATGGAAGAGACCGGCGTTGCCGCGATAGCCGTGCCGACGGTCTGGACCGGCTCCGCAGAGGACCACGCGCGCCAGCTTTCCGCCCCCACGCCTATCGGTCGGAGGGCGTCGTGATGGATCCCGACAGCATCGTCATCCGTCAGCTACGCGAAGGCTACGGCGCCGAAGACATCGAGTGCCACACGGCGGGCCATATCAGCGCCGCCCGCGCGCGCCGCACCATCCAGCGCCTGCGCGATATGGGCAAGCTGGCCGGGCTGTATCGCATGTGGGCCAAGGAAGCCGCCCCCGCCCCCATGCAGGGAGAGGCGT